GAAGTGGCGGCAGAAAGAATTTGAAAGGCTGTACCGTGTGTTGGCTGAGAATCCGAGAGGCAAACACCCTGAGTACCTGCCCGGGGAGCACGAGATCAAGAACGAGGCCATGGGCTACGATGTCAAGCCGCAGATAGGGCTCATCGGTTTCGAGCGGGAGAAGGTGAGGCTGATAAAATGACTGAACTCTTCACCGCTATCGACGCGGGACAGTACGACCCCTGGTTAACGCTCTTTGCAGCCCTGATCCTGCTTCTCTGCACGGAATAGGAGGCCCCATGCGAGCTCTGGACCCTGGAAAAACTGACCCGAGGAGGAAAATCCGATGGACGACAAGAAGGACAAGAACCAGGAGCGCGTATTCATCGACCGCAAGATCGGGGACCGCAACGAGAAGGGAATCGAGGTTATATCGCGCCTTTCAGAGATGAAGAACATCAAAATCAACATGCCCGACCACCGCAAGAGGAGATAGGGGGGGGAACATGACGGACGATATGCTCGTGGGATGGGATGAGATAGCAGGCTTCCTCCGCGTCTCGGTGGTCACGGCCTGGCGGTACGAACGAGACGGTGGCCTGCCGATCATCAGGCTCTACAACGGCAAGGTCAGGGGCTCGAGGGCCGAAATATCAGCCTGGATCATCCTGCAGGGGCAGAAAGCGCCTGCCGTGAAAGAAGTTGAAAGGTTTTGAAATAAGTTGAAAATTGCACTTTTTCAAAACACCTTCCACAATCCTGCCAAGCGCCCGGATCATCAGCGGGTTCCCAGCAAATACAAAATCTGAGCCGTTGCTACATGATTCCGGGCACTCCCCATGACGTCAAGACCGAGCGCAGAAGATGCTAAGGCAGTCGGAAAGGAGATTGAGGCAAGCCGCCCTCGTTCCGTTGCGGATGCCCTTGCAAAGCAGCGCATCGACATGGATTCTCTGGCCGGCGACCTGAAGCAGGAGCTCAAAGCCAAAGAGACAAAGATTATCGCCTTCGATGGGATTTACAAGGATCTGAGCGAGATCATCCTGATGGCTGCGGCCGGCGGAACGACCAATGAAACGCTAAAGAGTATCAAGAGGTTGGCGGCTAAGGGTTCCGTGCGGATCCTCGGCGCCTCGGGCGAGAAGACGCTGGTTGCAATCGACATGGTTAATTGGGGCGTCAGGCAAAAGGCCAGGATGGACGCTCAGAAGCTCCTGGATATGTACCCGGTCGAAACCAAGAAGATCCAGCTTGACGAGGGAACGCTGAGTGCAATCCTCAATGGACTGCCAGCCGGAGTGGGTGAGGCAGTACGCGCAGAACTTGGTCGCCTTATTTCCTCCAAGCGTGATTGAGAACGCGCTGAAGAAATCGGCGAGCTTCGAGGCCTACCAGGGCGACCCGGTAGGTTTTTGCGAGGCTACCTTCGGCGAGACCTACACCGACGACGTCAAGACGATGATGGAATCGGTGAGGGACAACCCGGTCACGATTGCCAAGAGCGCCAACGCCACGGGAAAGACCCACGGAGCGGCCCGGGTGGCCGCCTGGTTCATCAAATGCTTCCCCGACGCCCAGGTCTACACCGCCGCGGCGCCCCCCGAGGACAACCTCCGCCGGCTGCTGTGGGGTGAAATCGGCAGCCTCGTCAACAAATTCCCCGACGTCTTCTCAGAATTCAAGCAGAACGTGCTCCACCTTGAGCGTGGGCCCCGATCGTTCCTCACGGGCGTCACCATCCCCACGTCAGGCGATACGGCCATCAGACAGGCCAAATTCAGCGGCAAGCACGCCCCTCATCTGCTGTTTATCCTCGACGAAGGAGACGCGATCCCCGACGAGGTTTACAAGGGCATCGAATCGTGTATGTCCGGCGGCCACTTCCGCCTGCTGGTCATGTTCAACCCACGGGCCGAGGCGGGCCCGGTCTACCGCATGGAGCGCGACGGCCTGGCGCACGTCGTTTCCCTGAGCGCCTTCCATCACCCCAACGTCATCGAGGGCCGGCTCGTGATTCCAGGCGGCGCCGTCGACCGCGAGACCACCGTCCGCCGCATCAACCAGTGGTGCCGGCGCCTCAATGACAAAGAGCCTCGGGAAACCTCCGAGTGCTTCGAGCTTCCCTCCTTCCTCGCAGGGGCTACGGCAAGGGACCAACGGGGCAGGTCCCTGCCGCCCCTCGAGCCCGGATGGTACAAAATCACCAACCCCGCCTTTTCCTACATGGTCCTCGGCCAGTACCCGGCCCAAGGAACAAACCAGCTCATCTCCCGAGAGTGGACCGCGGCCGCCCGGGCCCGCTGGGATCTCTACGTCTCGAAATTCGGCGAGGTCCCTCCCAAGGACGTCTCGGGAATCATGGGCTTCGACATCGGGGAATTCGGCGACGACCTCTCGCAGGCCGTCTTTCGCTACGGCGGCTACGTCGAGCGATCGTCAACGGATACCGGCTGGGGCGGCGTGGACGTCATTGAGACCGGCGACAAGGGCAGCCTGCTCTACCACAGCCGCAACCTGCGGGCCGTGGCCGTCGATGCCAACGGGGTCGGGGCCGGCGTGGCTCCCCACATGAGGCGCCTGCGGTGCAACGCCCACGGTATCAAAGTCCAGGAGAGCCCCACGGAGCTTCCGGAAGAGCGGGAGCTCGGGGAATTCGGCATCGTCAGGGATCAGCTCTGGTGGAAATGCCGGGAATGGCTCAGGACCGACACCGGTTCGATGCTGCCGCCGGACGACGAACTCCTCGAAGAGCTGCACACGGCGACCTACGAGATCAAGGGCAAGAAAATCAAGATCATGGACAAGGACACGTTCAAGGAGCTCCTGAAGCGCAGCCCGAACAAGGCCGACGCCCTGTGCCTTACCTTCGCAACGATCCAGGCGCAGGCGCTCCCGTTCGCGGTGAAGCCGGCAAAGAAGGTGAGCTTCGCATGGTGAGGGACAACTGATGCCAACCCAAGGCCTCATACCTCGAGGAACCGAGCAGGCGCAACCCATCGTGGCGACCGGGAAAACCTATTCCGAGCGTCCGCTGATCCGACGCCTCACCAACGAGGACATCGAGAAGCAGAAGGAGACCGAGGCCCAGCGGGCTTTCGAAGCACGCCAGAACCGGCCCGTCATCTCCGCCCTGGCTTCCCACATCCGGAGCGCCTTCACTTCCGCCGTCAACGCCAAGTCCACGGTCATGCAGCGCGGCCTCATGTGCCTGAGACAGCGCGAGGGCATCTACGAGGCCGACGTCCAGCAACTCATCAAGCAGAGCAACGGCACGAACATCTACATGATGCTCACCGACGTCAAGTGCCGGGCCCTGGAAAGCTGGCTCAAGGACATCATGCTGCCGGCGGGAGAGAAGCCCTACAGCATCGAGCCTACCCCGATTCCCGACATCCCCCCGCAGCTGGTCCAGAAGGCGCAGCAGGCCTTCGTCCAGGACTACATGGCCCGCGTCGCCGTCCAGGCCGGAATGGACCCGACACAGGTCACGGCCGACATGATCACCGAGGACGACTTCCGGCAGGCAGCTGAGCAGTTCAAGGACGAGCTGCTGAAGCAGGTAAGAGCGCAGGCCAAAAAGGACGCCGACGCCATAGAGGACAGCGTAGACGACGAACTCGTCGAGGGCAAATGGTATGAAGCCCTGTCGGAATTCATTGAGGATTTCTCCACATACCCCACAGCCTTCATGGAAGGTCCGATCTATCGCCGGCGTTCCGTTCTCGCCTGGGAGCCCATCCAGAATTCAATGCTGTCGCGGATCACCGTCACGGAGAAGATCGTCAAGGAATACGAGCGCGTCGACTTCTTCGACGTCTACCCCTCGGCCGGTGCCCGAACGATCCAGGACGGGGATCTGTGCATCCGAAAGCGCTACACCCGCCGGGACCTTGACGCCCTGCGCGGCGTTGACGGCTTCGACAATGACGCGATCGATCAGGTCTTGAAGCAGTACGCCAACGGCTATCGGGAGTGGGTGGCCTACGATACGGAGATCGCCGACCTGCACGACCGGCCCAACGAGATGCAGGACCCCGAGGGGCACATCGACGGCATCAAGTTCTTCGGCTCGGTCCAGGGATTCATGCTCCGCGAGTGGGGGATGAAGGTCGACGAGATCCCGGATCCATACCGGGAATACCCCATCATCGCCTATTCGGTCGGTCCATACGTCATCGGGGCCCGTCTGAATCCTCACCCGCTCGGCCGGCGTAACATCTACTCGGCGAGCTTCCGCCACAAGAACGGCTCGATTTGGGGCAAGGCGCCCCCGGAAGTCATGCGGGACGTGCAGAATATCTGCAACTCCGCAGCCCGGGCGATCTGCAACAACGCGGCCGTGGCATCGGGCCCCCAGGTTTGGCAGCTCGTCGACCTCATCCCGGCCGAGTGCGACCGGACGAACATCTACCCCTGGAAGATTTGGGAATTCTCGTCGGAGAAGATCAAGTCGGCCTCGCAGAAGCCCATGGACTTCTTCCAGCCGCAGCTCATCGTCGATCAACTCCTGAAAATCTACGACTATTTCTTCCAGCAGGGCTCCGAGGTTACGGGGATTCCGGCCTACATCTACGGCAACGAGAAGGTCGGCGGGGCAGGGGCTACGGCCTCCGGCCTCTCCATGCTGATGAACGCGGCGGCAAAGGGCCTCCGCAACGCGGCCGGCAACATCGACCGTGGCGTGATTTCCCCATCCGTCGAGGAACACTGGCTTACGATCATGCTGACGAGCCCTGAGCAAGCCCGCGGCGATTGCCGGGTGAAGGCCCGGGCCTCTGAATACCTCATCCAGCAGGAACAGCTCCAGATTCGCCGCAAGGAATTCCTCCAGGCGACGGCCAACCCGATCGACATGCAGATCACGGGCATCGACGGCCGCGCCGAAATCCTCCGCGAAAACGTGAAGTCGCTCAAGATGGACCCGGAAAAGATCATCCCGAAGCGCGAGGACATGATCGCCAACCAGGTCCAGCAGCAGACGCAGCAGATCGTCGTTCGCCTCTCGCAGGCCCTCGGGGTCGCGCCGGAGAAGATCGTCGCGCTGCTCGAAGGTCCGGCGCCGGGTGCCGGGCCCGCCACTCCCGAGAAAGCCGAGGAGCTCGGGCCGGACGGGCAGCCAATGGCCGGGAAAGACGTAAGGATGTTCAATCAGTAGGAGGAGGTTATGGAAAAGAAGAACGAGGTCATGATCTTGGCCCGATGCTCTGAATGCCTTGAAACACTTGAGGTTGTCGAAGTGGAAGGATCATCCCTCAACTCAATCATGGTCACGGTGAAAACCGAACACGATTGTCTGAAGGCGGTGAAGCCATGACCGACACCTACCAAAAGAACATGACGCTGGAAGAGATCCAGGCCAACGATCTCGAGATGACCCGGGACGCCATCAAGAACGCCAAGAAGTACAGCTTCGGCCACGACATGAAGAAGGCCGTCAACTTCGTCCGGGATTGCCTGGGGCGGACCCTGGTGAGCCTCGGCATGACGCACCCCCAGCCGCCCCCGAACGTCAATTCCTACGAGGCGAGGATCCGGCACGCGGCCAAGATCGACAAGGCCATGAGGGAAAAGCAGGTCAAGGTCGAGCATCGCAACAAGTACCGGGGCAACGATATGTGGCGCTGCGGGCTCTACGTCTATCAGCGAGACGAGCTCGTGACGTTCATCTCCGACGTCCTGACGCAGCGCAGCACGGAGTTCGACCCCATCGCGCAGAAGATCGGCCGTGAGGAAATCGGGTTCATCGTCATCACGAACGCGAACCTCGAGGACACGAAGAAAATCTTCCTCGTACCGGGGTTTGCGAAGGGGAATTAGGAGGTTCAGTCATGGCAGTACAGCGCGGAATCATCGACAAGGCCGCGGATCAGTGTGTAAGGGCGATTATCTACGGCGGGGCCATCAAGGCGACGAAATACATCAGCGAGAAACTGACGGTGAAGGCGACCCGGAAGCTCTACGGGAAGAAGCGGCGGCCGAGCCAGAAGTCCCTTGAGGTTATCCTGACTGCCGGCAAGCCGAACTACGAGGAACGCGCTTTCATCAAGAAGCTGAAAAAGGCGGGCGAGCCGTTCCCGGTGAAGAAAGTCCAGTTGAAGATGCCCAAGTGAGGCCCTGATGATCTACGTCCCGAACCACGACCCGAACGTGACCCTGAGCGTCCTGTCCTCGCTCTCGCGGTTCTCGACGCTGCCCGAGACCATGGGCATGCGGGATTGGCTCAAAGACGAGCTCAGGCGCCTCGACGAGGCCAACCGAATCGAGATGGACCCGGACGTCTTCCGGCAGCGGCAGGGGGCCTGCCAGGTCCTCCAGGCGCTTTTCAGAATCGCCGACGAGGCAGACCGGACGATCGACAAGATACGCGCAAATCAACGCAAACCGTAGTGGGAGTAGGCCGCACGCTCATTCTCCCCTAAATTTATCGGTTTTGGAGCAAGACAATGAGATATGAGGACTTTTCCTGCGAGAAACTGACCGTCGGGTCGATCTACAACAAGTACGGCAACCAGATCACCCCCGGCTGCAACCCCTCCGGCGGCCTCGACTACTACGTCGACGGCAACAAGACGGTCAACGGACCCGACGGTCTGAGCTGGGGCAGGGCGTTCAACTCCCTGGCCACGGCCATCGCGGCAAGCGACGTGAGCATCGCGGCCACCCGCAACCGCTGGTGGGCCCGCCGCAACCGCATCTTTGTCGTCGGGGATGCCCTCTCGGCCAACCTCGTCAAATTCCCCACGAAATGCGATGTCATCGGCCTGGGCTCCTACGACGGCTTCACCCGGGCGGGCCTCTCCGGTCGGCA